AACTAAATTAATTATTTATATTTTATTTTTGTTAAAAATAGATTTATTTTTAAGAAAAAAAATGTTGTATATATATATAATATAATATGGGAGGCGGATTAATGCAACTCGTAGCCTATGGCGCACAAGACATTTACCTTACAGGTAATCCTCAAATCACATTCTTCAAGGTAGTATACCGCAGACATACTAACTTTGCTGTAGAATCAATCGAACAAACATTCAATGGTTCTGCCGCTGCTGGATCAAAAATCTCAGTCACTGTATCAAGAAATGGTGATTTACTTTCAAGTGTATTCCTTGTAACACAACCAAGTGGAGGTGACACAATTGACTCATCACTTGGTGAACATTTCACTAATATTGATAATGTAGAAGTAGAAGTAGGTGGACAAGTTATCGATAAGCAATACGGTCACTGGATGCAAGTGTGGACTGATCTTTCACATGGAGGCGACAAAGCTTTACTCTTAGACCAAGCTGCTAACGGCAGTGCCACTGAAGGCTCATATGTCCCACTTCAATTCTGGTTCTGCAGAAACCCAGGACTTGCTTTACCATTAATTGCTCTTCAATACCACGAAGTCAAACTTAATGTAACCTTTGCTGCTGGAGCTAAAGGACTTGGTAATGTATCTGTATGGTGCGATTACGTATTCCTTGACACTGATGAACGCAGACGCTTCGCTCAAGTATCTCACGAATACCTCATCGAACAAGTTCAATTCTCAAACGCCCTTTCAGTAAGTGGCACAAGCACACAACACGAACTCCGCTTCAACCACCCTGTAAAAGAACTTGTATGGACTGTCCATGACAATTCAACACCTGTTGACCATGATAATGATGCTAATACTCCTGCTGTCCCTAACGACACTGATATCACTGTCAACACAGCTCTTTTACAACTTAACGGTCACGATCGTTTCAAACGTAGAGAAGGTAAATACTTCACCAAAGTCCAAAGATACCAAACCCATGAAGGTGCTGGTGACGTATGCCGTAGAAAAGCTTTAGACGCCAATGGTAACAAAATGGGAGAAGCCGGTTTTGGTGCTGTCACAGCTCGTGGTGATGACAGTGTACCACATGTATACTCTTTCGCACTTAAACCAGAAGAACACCAACCAAGTGGAACCTGCAACTTTTCAAGAATCGATAACGCCGTTCTCAATCTTGAACATGCCGATGCTACTGGACACCTCCGTGTATACGCTGTTAACTACAATGTTCTCCGTATCATGAGTGGTATGGGTGGTCTCGCATACTCTAACTAAATTAATTATCTATTTTATGTAATTACAAAATTTTTGTAATTATATTATATACAATGTTTTCTAGAATAGTTAATCCTCAAACTAATAGAAAAGTAAATGTTAATAGTAAAGAAGGAAAGGAAATTTTAAATAATTATATTAGTATACAATCTGGAGGAAAAGTAGAATGGGATGATTACAATCAAAGATTTATTGCTACAGGAGGAAGATCAACAAGACGACGATCTTTAGCCGAAATAGAATTTTTGGAGTTATTAGGTGTAGAGTATAATGGTCGAGATGGTGTTGTTCAAAATTATTCTA